ATTTTTTGATCAATAAATATTCCATTGCTAAAGCAATTAGACAATGGAATATTTGACATGTGGATTTACCAAGGACATGAATTTACTGATGAACAGATAGGAAAGTACATAGGGTACGTCTATCTAATTACTAATAAGACTAATAATAAGAAGTACATTGGTAAGAAGCTCTTTTGGTTCTCAAAGACTAGGACAGTCAAGGGTAAGAAGAAGAGAGAAAAAATTGTTTCTGATTGGAAACAGTATTTTTCTTCTTCTGAAGACCTAAAGAAAGATGTTCGTGAACTGGGCGAACATAATTTCATACGTGAAATATTATATCTTTGTAATAACAAAGGTACTTTATCATATCTAGAACTACGCGAACAAGTCGATCGCCGTGTCTTAGAATCTGATGAGTATTATAACGCATTTATAGGCGGGAAGATAAACAAATCTCACGTAAAGCTATGACATACTTACTACTAATAACAGCAGTCGCGCTATCGACCGTCGCAGAATATTATGCGATCATGGGTCTAATAGCTATATTTTCTGGTGCTACTATTCCTATCGCAGTCATGGGAATAGTCTTAGGTATCGCTAAGATTATCGTAACGTCTTGGCTCTATCACAATTGGAAAAATACTCCATTTTTAATGAAGAGCTATTTTATAGTAGCGATAACTATACTTATGCTACTCACAAGCATGGGTATATTTGGTTATCTGTCTAAGGCACACTCTGAACAAGGTGTTATATCTGGGACGGCTCTAGCTGAAGTTACTCTCATAGATGAAAAGATAAACGTTCAAAAGGAGAATATCAATGCAGCTCGTAAAACGCTTATTCAGTTGGATAACCAAGTCAACGCCGCCCTCGAAAGAACCACCGCCGCAAGTGGAGCCGATCGCTCCGCCGCCCTTAGAAGAAGTCAAGCCAAAGATCGAGCCAGCGCCATTGCCGACATCGAGTCAGCCCAAAAAGAGATCGTCCGCTTACAAGAAATCAGAGCCCCGAAAGCAGCCGAACTTAGAAAAGTCGAAGCCGAAGTCGGTCCCATCAAGTACATCGCAGCCCTCATCTACGAAGAAAAGGCCAGTGAAGAAATCCTCGAAAAAGCCGTACGCTGGGTAATACTACTGATAGTATTTGTATTTGATCCACTGGCGGTGTTGATGTTCATCGCCTATAATCAAAATTTAGCTCAATCACGTGTCGTCAAAAGGCGCGTGATTGTTGAAGAAGAAAAACTAGAACCTATCGTAGAAACCCATATTGATGAAATTAATAATTCTGACTCAATTTATACAAAAGATTCAATAAACATACACCTTGTTAATCCCACAACTGGTATAGGAAGAATATACGAATATTGATTTTACAATAATTCGTGCACGGTGTATAATGTATCTTCCGGTATACGGTATAACATTATGGGTACTTTAACTGATTACTTTGATAGAATCTCTCACAAACCTACGTATCACTTAGGAGATCGAGTAAGTGGTGAGTGGAATGGAATTCCTTGGATAGGTACTGTAGGAGTTGAACGCAGACTATATCCTGATAAGCCTCCAGTCATGACAGTCTTTGTAGACTTACCTATTCTGTTTGAAGGTAAGTATTATCGCATTATCAACGTAGATCCTTCTACTGTTAAGAGACGCACTCGTCAAACTTGATATTATTCTAACAGAATATTCTTTATAGTGATATAATTTTTTTATATTAAAGAGTGATACAACATGACAGACATTGAGCACGAACGTTACAGGCTAAATTTAGAAAACATAGCTAAAGAAACTAAGTTTCTAGCAGTGACTAGGTTTCTTGCTTCTAGGCTATTGGGTAATCCATACATGAGTGTAGAAGAATTCCTAACTGCTTTGACTCCCGACGACCTAAGCCTGCTATTAGACGTATGCGAACATGCTATGTCTTTAGACGAAGATGAAGAACATGAAGTTACTCGCATCGACGAGCTCGTCCTTATATCTAACATGCTCGCTCTTGGAGAAGGTCTAGACAACGCGGATCTAGATACCGCTATGAACAGAACGAATCAACTCTCGGTGTTTTTGACTCTAGAGAGTTTGAAGCGTAAGGGTCTCGCTAAACTTTATTATGAAAATATGTCGTTTGGCGAGGATTTTAATGATAAGGTGATAGCAGAGAAACCTTGAGGTAACTATGGGAGAAAGACAAGTGCCCGCACTTTTGAGAGCTAAAGTCGACGCTGGGGATCAGGTGTTGATTCGAAAAACAGTAGGTTTAAAAACCGGATATATGATCTTGTCAGAATTTGAAAATGAACTTGGAATCATGACATCTAAAGTATATCCTAGGGAATCAGCAGCTATAGCTAGTGCTGATGGACAAGAAGTTATTAAAGTTGATGTCGTGAGGGTGTTTACATGAAGATCGAATTCAACGAGTTCTTTCAACTCCACGTCGACGTGACTCCTGTACGAGGTGATCTATATAGACTGTGTACTGAACGTGTCTATCTCGACGGCATGGTATGTACTTCTCGCAACGAGTTATTTCTTACCAAGGACCAACTAGGTGATCTGGCAGAATTCTTGCGAAAGGAACATGATGCTATTAAGTGATAATCCAATTCATTGGACAAATATGATGACTGAAACAGAAAGAAATGAACTTGTGAACAGCCCAGAATTTCGTGAATGGCTTATTGGAATTCTCGCAGACGATAACAAGTCGACTATTATTACTTTCGTTAAGAAAGACGGCACCCTTCGAAAGATGTCCTGTACTCGTAACCCAAGTAAGATTCCAGTCGAACACCACCCGAAGACAGAGACTACAGACCCATCGACGTCTATTCGCGTGTTCGATCTGGAAAAGAACGAGTGGCGCTCATTCCTTGTTGCCAACGTGAAGAGCGTAGACTATGAATTCTAAAGACATCGCACTTATTTGTCTTATGGTATTACTGATCGCACTGTGCGTTATATTTGGACCTCTGATCTTGATCTGGTCTTTGAACACGATCTTTCCAGTACTCGCTATTCCATATAACATTTGGACTTGGCTAGCAATAATCGGTATCAATGCCTCCATTCGTGGAATCTTTTATAATATTAAGGTGAGCAACAAATGACACAGATTAGTAATCCCGCAGATCGCGTTAAGATCAAGAAGCTTCTCTCTGAGATCTCAGGCTCTCTTACTCGGATTGAGGCTGAGCGAGACCTGATCAAGGAGACCATCACGGAGATGTCCAAAGAGTTCAATCTGCCAAAGCGAACTCTCAACAAGATGGCCAAGGTGTACCACAAGCAGAACTTCTCTCGAGAACAGGAAGAACACGCAGAATTTGAGAACCTATACGTAACCGTGGTAGAGAACCCTGGCCAGTAATGGTTCTGGACCTGTTTACAATAAATCCAGAATGTGGTATAATTACTCTCATGATCTGGAGAAAGCATGACTAAAGAACCAAAGATGACGGCAGGCGAGAAGCGTGCTGCCAAGCGTAAGGAAGCTGCCGAGAAAGCTGAACAGTTCTTCGGCGTGGGCAAGGGCAGCACCGAGCCTACGATCAATCCGTTGGACTACACCAACTCTCTCGTTCAGGCTCTGAACCACTACAACTCTGCCTTCGACAACAAGGACAAGCGTAAGTGGTTCATGTCCTACGTCGGTAAGAAGACTACTGAGTTTGACGAGTTATCAGACCATGAGTTTCGCTCGATCGGTACGATGATTCGCCTCAAGCAGCGAGACCAGCCGCTCGAGCAGCGTGAATTGGACTTCATCGATGCTCAAGTTCAGATCCTACGCAATCGCGCTGCTGGTGAAAAGATCATCTCGCAGTTCGAAGCTCAAGTGGAGAAAGAAGACAAGCCTAAGGTCTCTATTCAAGATCGAGTCATGGAAGCTGCTTCTACTCACGTCGGCGAGATTCATGGACTCATCGACGAGTTTATCGTCAACGGCAAGGACGTCGACGTAGCTGCGTATCTCAAAGCTAATCAAGTCTCATCTCAGGTAAGTAAGCATATTCCAGCCGCTTTTGAA